CCGCCTGTGAAGTTGCCGCCATAAAAACATAACAGCCTACCTTTAATCCGGCGGCTGTCGCTTTTTTATAATATTCTTCAAACTTATCGTCACGGTAATTATTTCCCTGGGATATCTTCATGATAACACCGTCTACTTCGTTCCTTACCGCTTCGAAATCAATATTGCCGTTCCAATGTGATATATCAATAAATCTCATAGCCTTATCTCCTCCTGTCTCGGATCCGGCTGCCCTTAAACGTGCTTTAAATTCCTGCCACAAATATTCTCCGTTGTACGGAGGTTCGTCGGTCCAGGGCCACGGACAGGGCTTGCCATTAACGTCATAATGGCGGAATACGTTATCATCATCTATCCCGTATTCGGCCTGCAAAATCTTTATTACCTCTATTGCGTTCTGAATAGTCTTTTCCGGGATATACCATCTTCCATTGGCATCTTTTCGGCTTACCATCTCGACTGATATGGTGTTCACATTTCCATATTCTCCATAATATCTGCCGCCTTTGGAGTCTTTATACAGTAAACCACCTACCGCAAATGCGATGTGATCAAGCGGAACGCATACATACGCTGTATCTCCCTCATCAACAACGATATGTGCTGAAGCCTGTCTATCCGGATTTGCAAACATCTCAGCGGTATCCTTTGCTGAACCGCATCGCTCTTCGTCTCCGGCATAGTGAACGGCAATTCCATCTCTTTTATGTGATACTCCACCGTAGTATTTAGCCCGTATGCTATAATCAAATTTCATTGTGTTCTCCTTAAAATAGGGGAGGGAACAATCTCCCTCCCTCATCTTATATCTTTTCTTTTGTTTCCTTGGTCGCCTGGGTACCAAAATAAAAACCAACTACTACCGTAAATATTCCTAAAAACTGTGCTCCGTCTATCTTTCCTGTAATGGCCAGATAGCAAAACACTCCGGTCAATGCGATGGTTACGATACTTTTAACAGATAACAACTTGGCAATTCTTTCTTTAATAATCATCTGTTCTCCTCCTACTCATGTGCTCTTTCGTTTAGGTATTTGTCGAGGTCTCTGATAGCTTCTGTGACCGCCCCATTACATCCCTGTTGATGTAGCCCGTCGAGTACAGCCCTAATGCAGTCGATAATCACATATTGTTCTGCTTTGACTTCCTGTATCTTTGCTTCGAAATCTGTCCGAATATCGTCCTGACGTTTGTGTATCGCCTGAAGCTGCTCATTATACCGACATACATCGTCCTGGCGCTCTTTCCGAAGATTCTCTTCCGTCTGGTCCCATTTCTGCTCTTTATCGTGGCGATTGTTGATAGCTCTTATTATCTCGATGATGACCTTATATAGCGCCCAGAGAGCTACGATAACTCCTGCAAGCCGGCTAAGATCTGCAAATGTAATAGTCATTGCTGCTGCTTCCATGTTTTTTATCCCTCCCTCTCCGTATGCGCTTTAATTCTAGCCGCCCGGTCTATCTTTTCAATCGCAGATAAAGAGACGAGCTCTTCCGCTGTAATGTACTGACATACTACGCAGAATAGCTCGTCTATTATTTCTGATTGCAGCTTAATGATCTCGCTTTGGCTATCAAAAACCTGTGCTAAATCAGTTCTTCTTTTTTCCATCATAAGGCTCCCCCGTAATATATTCGTATTCTGCCGGGGTTATTTTACCCTCTTCGACCATTGATCTTAATTTTTCGATAGTAACAGCCGTGCTGCCGGGATTTTTCTTGCCTTTTTCGTAAAGCCTTTTAAGGCTTGCCACTAATGTTCTTACCGCCATTATAATACTCCCTCCTCCACTAACTGCTCTGTGTACTCGTCAATAGCCGCCTGCGCATCATAGTCATTAATACTTTTTATCATCTCATACTCTGATACGCTTATAGTCCTGCTTTCGCACTTGAAGTCGGTATAAGCTTCAATGCCGGCCTCTTCGTTAGCCTCGTGCTGTACTTCCGCAATGTTGCGCCTCTGGATATAGGTGTCCGGGGCTATAAGCTGTAATTCATTAGGCCGCTGCGCACAGTGTTCCTCTTTCCATGCTTTCATATTCTGCTTTCCTCCTGTCTAATTTAGATATAATCCGTTTAAGCTTCCCTACATTCACATACGGCTTTATCCATTTCAGATAACAGTTATATGAATCTGTCCAGTTAAACCAGCCCATGTAGCTTACCATTGCACATACGTGCTTATGATAAATGCGCTTGTTCTTCTGTTTCTTCCTGGATAACCTTGCCGCAAGCCGTGTAGCTTGAAGCATTATACATTTACGAACCGTGGTATTATCCCTGTCAAAGAGAAAACCCATGTAGTTTATTTTCCTGCCAATCGTCCGCCCGGTTTTTGTGTGATATATAAATTTAGCAACTATGAACGTTCTCTTAAGTTTCAATCGGAATCGCCGGCCTATAAACTTCTTTATCTCGATAATGGCCGCATGGAGTTTCTTTTTGTTGTCTCCCATAAACGCAATGTCGTCCATGTACCGGATCATTTTCTTAAAGCCCAGTGTTTCCGTAATAAAATAATCGAGCGGTTCAAGCAGGTAGTTCGCTAACCACTGGCTTATATAGAATCCTAATGGTATTCCCTTCTTAAATCCCTTAAGGCATAGCTCTATGATATATAAAAACCATTCGTCCTTTATCCTGATAGAGAGTTCTTTTATCAGGACCCGAAGGCGGATGCTGTCATAAAAGTGCCTTATGTCGATCTTGGCGAAGTATCTTATACCCTTACCCGCCCTTATCCAGCGTTCAAGCTGTCGTTTTGCTTTGTGCGCTCCCCGGTTCGGGAAGCTGCCGCAAGAAAACTGATAGGAAGTGCGGACTATAATAGGCTCTAAAACCAGCACGATTATATGATGTAGCCACTGCTCATGTATCTCCGGCATATATATCTTTCTTGCCTTGTTATGCTCAAATATAATCTTGGGTTTTCTCTTATGTGGCTTATAAGCTAACTCCGGGTGTTCTACTTCCACACCCGGAGGCTTTGTGTTAAGTATCATCTCCCGCATAGCTTCAACTTCTGCGTCGAAGTTAGCGTCTATGGCTATGATCTCTCTTCTTTTGGTCTTGCCTTTACGTAACTTCTTGTATGCCCGGCGGATAACATCCCGGTCCAGCATACGCTGATACAGATATTTGTACTGCTTTGCGCCACGGTGGGCTTTATACAGGCCCCACATCATTTGGTTGCGCATCGTATTACTCCTATAAGATATTTTTTTCTTCTATCTCCTACACACGGCAGGTGCGACCGCTTTACCGTGTGTCCTGTATCGGTATAATTACCACTCCCCTAACCGATAGACGGCGGATAAGACGTATTTCAACGTCCAGCGGTGTATATGAATGAAATCTGCATTTTGGTCTGTAATCTATTATTGATAGAATAACGGCGGCGCCGATGTTCCAGTTCGCGTTCGTGGCAGTGTTGTTCAAATTCAACGCGCCCGTGCCGCAAATGAGGTCATTGTTGCAATTACCGAACCGAATGGCCACGGCCCCGGAGGTGTCGCAGTCTCATCCCCTGTTAATTTCCCGCTACATAAAGTCACCGTGGGGGAAGACCCCCACACCCCCTACGCCGCAACGCTAGGCGTTGTGCCGGCAGGTGGTAAGAGAAGAACGGCGGCGCCGATGCTCCAGGTCGCGTCCGTGGCAGTGCCGTTCAAAGTCAACGCGCCCGTGCCGCAAAAGAGGTCAAGGGAGCAAGAACCGAACCGACCGGCCACGGCCGTTATACCGGGATTTACCCAAAAACCGTCACAACCGCCGGTTGCTGATGTTCCTTCACATGGTACAACGGGGATCTTTCCGAATCCGGGTTCTACTGCGTATTTATGCGGATATACGCCGCTTAATGTCTCTGCAAATACTACACCGGTGTTTTTGTATGTATTGGCCGGTGTTGAGATATCATATTTGTAATTCTTGCTTACATATACCTTTCCGCTTACGCAGGCTGTATAAGGATCGCGCATCCACTGCTGATAGCTACCTAATACGATAGAGTGCAAAATCTTATTTAAGTGCTTCTTATCGTCTGCGCCGGTACCGTAAAACTGTCCGCCGCCCACTATAGCATTAGCAAGCACTCCATATGTAGGAGATAACGTGCTGTCATAGCCGTTGCAGTTGCCATAGCCATATTTGTCCTGGATATTAGATGTCTTGCCCCAAAGAAGAAGCAGGTCGTGGATGGTATTGATTATTGCTCCGCCAAAGAATTTACCCCGGGCGGCGAAATTATCAATTAAGGTTTTCTCCTGGGCCGTCGTCTGGCTATGTACCGGCTGTGTCCCGGAGACAGTCAGCATCTTCGGATTCTGTGAAGCTCCGTTGGAAGCTCCATAGAACATCGGAATCCATACTCCTTCAAGTTCGTTGTTGGTATCGTCAATGAATCCTGCTGCCTCGTAACCATCTCTCGGCTCCAGCGAAAACTTAACATATCTGTCTGATCCAACAATGTATTCCTTCTTGTAGATCTTCTGCAACCATGAGAAAGCACCGCCGTCGTAAGAAGTATTTGCCACATCTGATGCTGTCTCTCCGTCGGCTTTCTTTGAATAGTTCGTCTCGGAAAGCTGGTAATCTACAATACCGCTGCTCTTAACCATGTAGGGCTTGTTGTTAACCAGCAGCGGGAATGTCGCCCAGTCACCCAGGGAATAGCCGCCGCCCATGGTAATAGTAATGGGGTTAAAGTTCTTGTTAAGCCCGATATATTCAATCCTCTCGTCAGGATCAAGTATGTCCATATGCTCCACGAAACCGTATACATCCTCGTCCTTCTCGATAGCAAGGATAGCTGATACTTTCTCGTTAACGGAATCCAGCGTAGGCTTATCCGCAACATATATTTTATCGCTCATTTATTCTTCTACCTCCTCGTAGTAAAGTAATCCGTTCTCAACGCCCAGTACGTACTTGTCGCCGGTTGTATCGTCGTACAGGTACATCTTATTGGGTGCTTCGATTGTTACCGTGTCGGCATTTGCCACTTCGGTAAGCATTTCAATAGTGATGGTTGATGGTAGTAAGTCGTTGTAAGCGGGTAAGTAATCCCACTGATCTGTTACCGCTGTGGCGATAGCATAAAGGATCTCTCCTTCGTCCGGGTCGGTAGCGAATAATCCGATCTCTTTTACGTAATAGCCGTGTGTAAGGTATTCTGTCTCGCTCTTATAATTTGTGATAATAAACTTCACAAATACGTTGCTGACATTTTGGACCATTACAGTGTTGATGCTAAATTCCTGCTTCTGGCTCTTAAGCGCCGTCTGCTTGCTAATGTCCTCTCCCTCTGTATAGCTTCCGTCACCTGATGCGGCTTTTGTAAGGGTAATCGTGGTTAACCCCGCCTGCGCCTTGGCAAGTAACGCTATACCTTTTTCGGTAAGGACAGCCTCGTTAAAAACTCCGGCCATGTCTCTTCCTCCTTCTTTTGTGAATGATTAAAATACATAATGCGGACTTGAACGGACCATCATGCCTATGTGCGTTTGTCCGTTCGTGTCCGCATCAATATTTCTTTTGCTGTTGGAAATTGCTAATCGCGGGTTAGAGAATACACAAGCCCCGATACCTACGATGGATCCTGTCTCGCTTTCTCTCTGTGGACTGTTGACAATCTTCTCGTGCGGGCTTGATACTGCTGCCGTGGCTACGTACTCCGGTTGTAATATCTGCCTGTCTATTAAAATCCGGCGGATATGGGACCGAACATTCTTAACCCGGTCTATGATTCTTGTAAACTGGTCTATGATTTCCGGGGTAAGTTTTGCCGATGTAATGATATCGAAATATCCCGGTGTCTGCTCCCCTTCTGTGAAGTTAAACCACTCTACAATATCGCCTTCTCCGAAAATGACTTGTATCATCTCTTTGACTGCTGCCGGGGTTCCTGCTTTCATATACCATGAAATAGTGTTTTTCACGATTCCCCGTTTTACATCAAGGGTCATATTCTCTTGATCGTAATACGGTGCTGAAAGCTGGACTGCCAGGGCATCTACCAATTCTTCCGAAAGGGTATCAATGGCCGTGTATATCTGGCTTTGGTCTGCGTACTCTATAACCTTCTCATGGATCTCGCCTAACGCCCCCGATAAGGCAAGCACCCAATCCTGATTAGCTACAATGTCGGGTAAACCGTCCGTGATGCGGGCTTCTTTCAAGCTTTTAATCATCTTCAAGCCCTCCATATGTCACCGTAGTTTCAATACACTTGGGTAACTGTGTGTTAAGAATAACTGCGTAGTCCGGTTTATCGTCGTTAATGATTACTCGCTTTGCGCCTGCTGCCCTTATCTGGTGAATAAGCTCTGACGGGTTAATATCCCGTCCTAAGTGCCGCTGCCATGCTTTGTAATCGGTTACTGCTTTGTTAACCTTATTCTGTATGTCGCCTGCTGTCGCCCTGTCGCTGGTAGCAATATAGTAGGTAACATTAATGGAATAATCTATCTCTGACGGATTCTGGATTGATACCAGGTCCGTTAAAGGTCTTATATTCTCGTCTGATAAATACTCAAGCAGGCTTTCCCGCTCTTCTTCTGTGAGTAATGATCCGTCCTCCAGCATCGCATATATAACTACGTGGCAAGCCGTGGGGCTTGTTACCATAACATCTGCTACATCCGCTCTCCATTCTCTTACATAGTATTCATATGCTCCTTTAGGCCCTGCCACTGAAAATCTTTTCGGTGCAAGGTATACACGCTCTGTCAGATCGTCGTCCTTTTCAACGTCAATACCGCCGGTACTTACTACGGTATTTTCTACCTTCGCCACATATGCTATAGGGTCTACTAAAATATTGATATCCCCTACGGGTATGTCGTTTGGCTCCGTGCCGGCTTCTTCTGCCTGTATCATCACGTCAACAAAAAGCTCCCCGGCGGGGATTTCTGCGTAAGATAATGTGTTAAAATATCTCCCGTTCTGTGTCTTCACTCTGGTACCTGCAGGAATAGCTACTACATCTGGCCTGGCATCTGCCAGGGTAAATCGTTCTGTCGCTATCGCTTTTGTCGCAGCAAGCCGGAATATACCGAATAATGCCGCCAGTGCATCCAGCGCATCTCCGGTTGAGGTCTTAAGCATTTCTGCCCGGCCCTTTGCGTCGATATATTGCATAGTCTGATACATTATCAAGGAAAATGCTTTAATAAGAAGTGTTTTTGCATCTGCCGGTGTAAGCTCTCCCTCTTTACCTGTCAGCTCCTTATACAGCCTTAAGTATTCTGCCCTTGTCTGCTCTTCCGTTTCCTGCAGGGTCATGTTTTCAATAAAGGATATATCCGGCACATTGTTTAATTGATTTATACTAGACAAGCTCAATCACCACCTTTGGACTAATATTTCCGCTGGCGCGGTCGCCTTCCCACTCTACGCGGTCAACCCTTGCCCTCGGCTCATACATTTGTGTTTTTCTTACATACTCTGCGGTTATAAATGATTTCGCCATTTCTGACGGGATATCGGGCGCGGCTGTCTCTATACCAAAGTCCCTGTCAAGTGCCTGCTGCCCTGCCAGGGTGTTATATAGCACTTGCAGATTTCGGTATACTTCCTGCGCTACCGGATCAGTAACATTTCCGGCCGCTATCTCAATAGTGGCATCATATACTATATTTGCCATAGCGCCCTCCTATACATACTCTTTAAGCGATAGCGTTAGTTTGCACTCTATAAGTGCGCCGTTAACTACTACGCTTTGCCAGTCTTCCGATATGTCCGTGATAACAAGCTGGTTATTGCATATAGGCTTACTCCCTATTATGAAATAGTCTGCTTTACCTTGTTCGCACGCTTTCTTAAAGAAATCCCGCATTGCCCTAGGGTTAACTCCGTCCTGTGCCCGTAGTAACAGCTCTTCGCTGTAAGTATCTGCTTTTGGTGATAGATACTGCGAAGTGGGCTTCTTTAACGGTCTTTTATGCTCTGCGTATTCAGTCCCTATGCTGCCGGTAAAACTGGCCGGCGCGAAAATTTTCTTATCGCTTACTGTAAATGTCTTTCCCATGTAGCTTCCTATCGCCACAATTCACACCTCCTGTTTAGCCGGGATCCGGCTCCGGTCCGCCTGCGTGTTTATGCTTTGTCAGCTTGATCTGTTTAATATCTGCTTCACCGTCTGCCGCCTTAAGCTCTATCTTTGGTGCGTCAATCTTAACATTCCCCGATGTGTCGATTTCAATAGTGCATCCGCCTACGGTGATCTTAAGCCCACCAGGGAAATCTAGCTTAGCTTCGCCTGTTACCTTTTCTTCCAGCTTTGCCTTATACTCGATTTTGGCGTCCTTCGTAATCTC